ATTAGTCTGCAAGTCAATAACGTAGCCATTAGCCCCATCAACCATTACACAAACTATGCCATTATCGGCAAAAATTATTTGGCTAGCTCTGTCAGCAATAGCGCCTATAAATATTAACACACCACTAGAATTTAAAAAATAAACATTAGGACCAACTACATAATATCCTGTACCTATGCTTGTTCTGTATGATCCTCTAGCATTTCTTTCAAAGTTTGGATCACTATACAAAACACTACCGGGCATAGGATAGTAAGTGACTTTGGCTGGCGCTTGAGGGTCTTTATCGTTTATTTCAGCGTATAAATTTACACATTCTTGCCCTGAAGCAATAAGGCTCTTACCATCATACGGAGTGCTTATTAATTCAACTCTCATTATTGAGCATCAGCATTATAGATATAGAATGAATTGCCGCGATTTCCAAACCTTAGAGAAGAAGGCATTTTAAGTTTAGAAATTTGAGTGTTTGAAATTTTAATTGTATTCAATCCAGCCTTAGCTAGTTTAAAATGTACTGGATTTGCGTCATACTGATAATGAGCAGCTAAACGAATAACTAAATTATAGTGAATAGCCTCCTCATATTCTTCAGGCATATTAAACACAGCATCTAAATCAGCAGTAACATTGGTTACTGTCCAAAGAAAGCCGTCACCAGTACCGCCAATATCAGAGGCAGCAACAGATAAAATATCACCAATTTTATAGCCATCGCCGGGATTTTGAATTTCTACAATTGTAACAACACCACCAGCAACAGTAATATTTGCAGTACCGCTATTTCCTAAACTGCTAACATTAGTGAAAGGTACAGCTACATAAGCGCCATTAGTGTAGGCAGAGCCAGCATTAGTAATTTCACCTTCTTCTAGCTGCATCACAAAATTAATTGGTCCCTTTAATAATAAATGAATCTCATAGTCTGAAGATGGAATAGGCCAAATAAATACATTTCCATACGGAAATGCACCATCATAGAAATAATAAACCGGCCAAGAGTTTAATTCTTTAAGAGCAATTTTAGCATAATCTTCATAGCTCCAAATAGGAGTAAGCGGATAGCTAACATCATTATTGTTGCCAGTTACTTGTTTAAAATAAGCTGCTTGTATTTTATCAGGACGCTTAGTGTTATAGTATTGACCGGGACCAATTAAATTAGATTTTATTCCATTACCTAATGCTGAAATGTCAATTAAGTTAGGAACAAGCCATCTTCGCTTCTGCCATTGAGATAGCATCCTACTGAGGATTGTAAATCCATCAGTAATATCTTCAGGAAGTGGCGTCTGCCCTACACCAGTTACGCCAGCTTCGCGAAGGCACAGTGTCACAAAATCTCTTGCTGTTGTTGTCATTTAGCAGTGGGCCAAGGATTATTGACAGGAGTTTGAGGAACTGAAGGCTGAGGCTCTAATTTGGCCCTTTCAGCTTTCTCTTCTTCCTCATTATTTACAATTACATTTCCTACATACATAGGATATTTGGTATGACCATATTCATTTAAAATATTAGGGTCTTTTCCGTATCCCGGATGGGGATTAGAAACGTCCCATTTGCTAAAGACATGATTTTTTCCATCCAAAACCATATCTTTAAAATCTAACTTAAGATCAGGAGGAGAGGGAAATTCGGTAAGAGACATTTTCAATCCTTATGTTTAATCAGATATGCTTTCATTTTGTCTAGAAGGTCTATGCTTTCGTTGACTTTGCCTATTACAGAATTGCAACGCCAACACAGCAAATCTCGAATTTTATTAGTAGTGTGGCAATGATCTACAGCTAATCCTTTTACTGTTCCTGTTCTAGCGTCAATTGAGACTTCATTTTCTCCACAAATAGAACAGCTAAAATTTTGAGCAGCTAATTTCTTATTATATTCTTCTCTTGTTAAATTGTATTTTCTTTTAATATTTCTATCACTTTCCATAGAAGGATTGGCCGCAATTCTAGCTGCTCTTTTTCTAGCCCACCAATCTTTATTACTTTCACCTTCTTTTCTTTTTAAATGTTCTTGCCAGCGAAAATTATCAGGCCCAAACGGTTCGTTTCTTAAACGTACAAGAAAATAATTTCCTTCTGGTTTAGGACTAATATCTTTAACAAAAGTAGCAAAGTCTAACCAAGTTTCACAAAGATAACCATCTTGTTTGCGTTGCCACCAAAGAATATAAAAAGGATGACTTCTCTTATCTTCAAAGCTTTTGTCAAAAGGATTGTAATCATCAGCCTTTTTATAAAATCTCAAATAATGCTTATTACACCAACCTTTGCTTCTTACTGCATTGAAGCAGCCTTCTACTGAGCATAAATCTTTAGATTTTTCCCAAGTGCTAGTCCAATTCATTTTGACATTCCTCGCTAAAACTAGAAAAATATATCTAGCTTAGCGAGGAAGTCAAGACAAAATCAGACTAAATCTTATCCGCGATGCAACATAACCATTCTGGACGGATATATTTAAATCCAAACAGAACGTCTAAGCGAGTTGCTAACTGATCTGTCATAGGCAGATAGTCAGTTAACATACGCATAGAAACGCCATCGTAGCTAGTACGCGCTGCTTCTTCAACTGCCTTCTTTGGCATAACCAAGTCAGCAGAAGCCATCGTAACGGCCTTCTGAGTGTAGGCAAGAGACTTGCGATACACAGAAGAAGCAGGAGTAACCAGCGTCATAGCCGCACCATTAATTGGCGAAGCATCGACAGTCTGATACTGCTGCTCAGGACCACCAGCGACAAAAGTAGCAGATGGGATCAATCCCGGATAAATCGGAATTGTAACAGCACCGTTAGCAACATCATCAGTAACAACAAACTGACGTAAGGTGCCTAAGCTTTCCTTAGTAACACGATTGACTGCGTTAACACCAGCAAAGGTAATAATGTCGCCCTTCTTAAGCGTACCAGTTATGGCATTAACAGTAATATTACCTCCACCAGTGCCAGTAGTCTGATTACCACCATTGACAGTACCAGCATTATTATAAGTACCAGTAGTATGCTTAATAACAGTTTGATCGCGGAAGAAGCGATCATAACCTAAACCGGACTTCATCATTCCGCTACGGAACTGAGCAGAAATTTCAGAAACAGGATTAAGCAAACCAGCTAAAGAACTAACTGTACGTGCATCAGTAGTAGGATCATTGACGCAACGGCGATCAAGCATAGATGCGCCTTGATCGTCCAGCACAGCATTGGCGCCAGTAAATTGATCCATAGTAGGAGAAATGATGTTGCCAGCACCATCAGTGTTAGACACTAAGTTACAAACACCACCTTCAGCACCGCGCATAATAGTAGAAGCAACCTTACCACAAAGCGCATTGACCATAGGAGCAACCACTAATTCCGAATAGCGGTCAATGCTCATGGTACGCTCAGCAGTAGTATAGGGAGTAGCAACATTCTTTTGACTGGAAACAGTCAGAGTAGTATACTGTTGAGTATTGTCCTGCAACTGCATAGCAGGACCATCAGTAACGATAAAATCAGAAGGCAGTCTGATACGGAGAGTATCACCAATCTTCGCACCATCACGCGCAAACTGATCATCATACTGAGTATCCATGTTCATAATGAACAGGTTACTATTCTTAAATAACATTACTGCTTCAGCAGTAATCATATCAATGGTGAGATAAGTGTTTGCCATAGCAAAATAGTCCCTTAATGGAAATTAAATGATTGTGTGTTTAATTGCTGGTGCTTGAGGCAGCGATTTAACAAGCAATCATAGCCATTAACCGGACTAAGGCGGGGCAACTCAAACATGGTTTGTCAAGCGAACCAAGAAACGCTCTATGCAAGCAGACTTATTTAAAAATTTCTGATTTGTAAAGAGGGAAGTGTGGGGAATTTTGCATCCCCACACAATTCTTAAGCTGATGAAACCATAACGTCCCATCGCTCTAAAGTATCATCGGTCATATGTAAATAATCTTTAATATATCTACATACAACTTGCTCATACTCCAATTGTTCTACTGCGATAACTCCTCGCCTAGGTATCAC